TGAAGATTTCGTCCCACGTAAGGGCGTTATGACTCGCTATGCCAAGAAGATGGTTCGTCCAGATATGTATGGACTCGTTATCTGTCGTGGACTCCTCGGTGAAGAGTACGCTTCCTGATAGCTAAGCGATAGCTAAATTAAGCCTCCTCATTCTTTGAATGAGGAGGTTTTTTACTTTAAGGGCACTAATTACTTTAACTTGGATTATTCTCCTTTGGGTGAGGCCACTGCCCATAGAAAGATCTTATTTCGAGGTGGCTGGAATAAAATCATTGAGTAAATCAAGTTATTGCAATAACAATTAATTAAGGAGATATTATTATGGCAAGAAGATTAAGTAGAAAAAGATTATTTAAGATTAACACAAAAGGCGAGGACTTAACCTCTACATCTGGTGGCGGTATCGGTCCATGCATGAGCAGCCAAACTAGACTTAGAGACGGTCAATTGGTTACAACCGAAATCAATATCGATTTAGGTTCCTCCGCAGGACCAGCATCCTCTTTTACATACGTTGGCGCCCCTGGTGATCCTAATAGCTATTCCGTAATTGGTGTTAGCTCATCTAATGACAATGGTACAGGCCTTGGGCACACTGCGGCTGAAGTTATGTTAATTAACACCACAGCGAGTGCTGCTGACGGAATTGGTATTTTAACATCCGGTGAATTAATGTGTGTTGAGACTCCTGCTGGGGGTGGAATACACGTTGGTTTAGTTTTCGCTAACAATCAGTCAGGTTCTGGTGAGAGATTAGGAACCGGTGGAACCATTTTGGTTAGTGCTTCCGCACAGACCCTAGGTATGAACAACGAGTTTGATATCGATGAGGATCTTAATGATAAGTATCTATATCTCGCTCACTCTGGCTCTGGTGCTGGTGCGTCTACAGCAGGTAAGTTTGTTCTTAGACTTCACGGCTACAACGTTTTCGCTGATGTTTAAGAGGTAACAAATGGGTAAAAATAATTTTAGAGCACGTAAAAAGGCAAAACAAAAAGCTGCTAAAAAGATTGCCGAAATAAACGAAACAACTACACAGAAGAAAGTTGTTAAAAAAGCTCCTGCTAAAAAAACCAAAAAAACAACAAAAAAAGCAGCAACTAAAAGCGAATAACCTTTACGCTTTGGCTCCCCACCTTCTAGGTGGGGAGTTTTGTTTTGTGAGATACTATTTAGAGTGAAGGAAATACCAACATGCCAACAAGACAAATTTCCCCAATATCTGAAATCAGTTCAGTTATCCTCACATCAACCGGCTCTGCAGATGACGTAGCCTCTGTAGTCCCTTTCGGTATTTATACTGGCTCTGCTGATTTTCTCAGTGGCGCAGCTTTACAAGTTAATTATGTTTTTAAAAAACTTGGTGGAGATGTCGTTGATATTGAGTTAACACCAGCGAATGTTTATTCAGCTTATGAAGAAGCTGTATTAGAATATTCATATATTATTAATCTACATCAAAGTCAAAATGTAATGTCTGATTTCTTAGGAATGACGACCGGTACGTTTGATCATAAAGGTGATATTAAAACCGGACCAACAAATGTAAATCTTAAATTTCCTAAATTTCAATTTACATACGCACGACGCATTGGTGATGCTGTTGCAACTGCTGGCGGATTTGGCGGAACAACGCCGATATACTCCGGTTCCTTTAAAACAGAAGTTGGTGTGCAAGATTATGATCTTCAAACAATTTTATCTAATGCATCAACTAGCGGAACAGATGATGCGGGTAATGCAGTTCCATTTGCTGACAAGATCGGCAAAAAGAGAGTTGTGGTTACCAGAGTGTTTTACCGCTCCCCCCGAGCCATGTGGCGTTTTTATGGATACTACGGTGGTGTGAATGTTATTGGAAACTATTCCACATACGGTCAGTTTTCTGATGACTCTACTTTCGAGATCATTCCAACATGGCAAAACAAACTTCAAGCAATAATGTATGAGGATTCAATTTACACTAGAACCTCTCATTATTCATATGAAATTAAAGATAATTTCTTAAGACTTTTCCCTAAACCAGATCGATATGGTTTTACTGATGGCTTGGATGATAGAGTATATGTAGAGTTTTATGTTGATCAGGGAGACGCCTGGGAAGAGAACGACAGATACGAAGATGGTGTGCATGGTATCAATAACATGAATACGCTTCCATTCGATAATATCCCATATGCAAATATTAATGCAATAGGAAAACAATGGATTAGGAATTACTCTCTTGCTCTTTGTAAAGAGATGCTCGGACAGATTCGTGGCAAGTTTACTACAATGCCTATTCCGGGCGAGAGTGTAACTCTTAACCATTCAGAATTGCTTTCTCAAGCAAAATCAGAACAAGACGCACTTAAAACACAATTGATGGAAATGCTTGATAAAATGAAGTATATTGATTTGGCTAAGAATGATCAAGAAATGACTGACGCAGCCGCTGCCGCTCTAAGAAATTCACCTCTACCAATCTTTGTAGGATAATTTTTAAATGGCACAGAATAAATGGAATAGACCCACTGCGCCCCCTCCTCCACTGTTCTTTGGAAAGAAAGAACGCGATCTAGTTAAGCAAGTCAATGATGAGCTTATTGAAAAAGTGATTGGGCAACAAATACTATATTACCCAATTGACTTGGAGACCACTCGCTTTCACGATATATATGGAGAGGCGATAGAGAAAACATTCCTTCCTCCGATTAGAGTTTATGCTCTTGTAGAGTTTACTGAATTTTCTACGAAATACATGGAAGGTGTTGGGGTTGATGCTGAATCAGAAATACAAGTACATTTTCATAAGCGCAGATTAGAGGAAGATCAAGATTTGTTCGTTAGAGAGGGCGACTTTGTTTTGTATGGTAACAAGTATTATGAGATAGTGACCTTAAGTAAACCTAAGAATTTATTCGGACAAGTAGAGCATTCTTTTGAAATTGCCGCTAAGTGTCGCAAAGCAAGAAAGGGGCTTTTTGATGCCACATAAAATTAATTTTGATTTTGCTCAAATTCCTGCTGGGTCCAAATTAAAACTCAGTGAGATAGGAATGTTGTCTTCCAATATTGAAGACATAGATGCATCTGTTATAGAGTGGCTTAAGAATGATTTAGAGCTAAGTGCAACCACCAATGAAGGGTGGAAGCCCGTCCCAATCTTTTGGCAGACACCAGAAAGAGCTTTTCAGGTTAAAAATAACAGAAACCTTAGAGATGACAGTGGTTCTATTATATTACCAGTCATTAGTGTTGAAAGAACAGCCATAACTAAAGATCCATCTAGAAAGGGAGGCTTTCAGGCGCATATTTATTCTAATAAGCTTAATGGAAGGACAGGGCGCTTTGTTATCGCTAAACAAATAGTTCAAAACAAAACAAGAGATTTTGCTGCTAATGATAATGTTAAAAGAAATAATTTTACTGATGGTGACAATCAAGCGTTTTACCCTAGAAAAAATAAAAAGATTGTCGTTAAAACTCTATCCATACCAATTCCAGTATACATAAATGTTGATTATAAAATTACCTTAAAGACAGAATATCAACAACAAATGAATGAATTGATGGCACCATTCTTAACAAGAACTGGTCAAATAAACTCTTTTGTTCTTCGTCGCAATGGTCACTTGTATGAGGTTTTCATTGAACAAGGATTTAATAATAACAACAATGTAGCTAATTTATCAGAGGAATTACGTATGTTTTCCACTGAAATAACCTTTAAGGTTTTAGGTTATTTAATTGGTGAAGGTGAGAACGATGATCGTCCAATCGTATCAGTTGAAGAGAATATAGTAGAGATTGCCTATCCTAGAGAATCAATCGTAACAGCGGGTGTTGATGGATTCACCGTTATATCTTCTTAAACTGTAAATTGATTTTACAAGTTAGTAGAGACTTTTGAATTACGAAATACTATTTAAAGTAGTATGGTTGTGATAAATAATATACAAAACACCATTTTATAGAGAGGAACTAAAGAATGTCAGTTAAAGGCTTTAAATTTATATCTCCTGGAGTGTTTATCAATGAGATTGATAACTCGTTCTTGCCTTCTGAGCCCGATGCCATCGGTCCAGTTATCATCGGTAGGGCCTCCCAAGGAATAGCAATGACCCCTACAAAGGTCAGTTCTTATGAAGAATTCGTTAATAACTATGGCACTACAGTGCCCGGACAAAGAGGTGGCGATGTTTATCGTGATGGCAATCTTCAATCTCCAATGTATGGAACTTATGCTGCAAAAGCCTTTCTTCAGTCTGAAGTTGCTCCAGTAAACTACCTTCGTCTTTTAGGTCAGCAGACAACAACAAATGATGGAGCCCATGATGCCATGGCAGGCTGGAGAACCAATATTGGAACTCCTCCAGCACTAACAACTCCAATTATTTCTTCCACAATTGCAGGTGGTGCTTATGGATTATTCATTGCTGCTTCTTCCTCTACAAACAATTTTACTGGCGCCTCTGCATTCCAGCTTGGTGCTATTATCTATGTCAATAGTGGCTCTGTTCAGTTAGGTGGAACACTCGCTGGTGACTTGGATCCTTCATTACAACCACCCGTTGGTACGGGCTCTTGCTTGATTGTCAAGACAAATAGTGATGGTAATTTTGACTTATTTGTCGACGGCGCCACAAATGGCTTAAAGAAGTTTTCTATTAACTTTAATAATGAGAATGAAAACTTCATTCGTAAGCGCCTTAACACAAACCCACAGCTTACAAGTCCAGCTGGAACTTTCTATAATACAGAGGTTTTTGAGGATTATTACCTCGGAGAGACTTTTGAGCAGTTCATGCGTGACAACAACAAAACTTTGGGAAATTCAGCCGAAGCAGATGGTTTTTATGGTGTAATCGTTGGTATTGCTTCTGGTTCCACTTCGACTATCGGTCCACACAACATGAAGAATATCCCATCACAGGAAGCGATTTCAGGATGGTTTATTGGTCAAGACTTGGGTGCTGCAGCCTCTTACCATGCTGAAAATGCTCAAAAACTCTTTAGATTGATTGGTCGTGGCCACGGAGAATGGTTAAGCAAGAATGCGAAGGTCTCAATTGAGCAACTTCGTGCTTCTAATACCACATCTGATGATTATGGTACTTTCTCACTTGTTATCAGACCAATCTCCTCTGTTGATACTAAGGCAGATGTTTTAGAAAGATTCGACAACTTAACACTTGATCCTACTTCTCCAAATTATATTGCTCGTAGAATTGGAGACATGTATGAGCAGTGGAGCGAGACAGATCGTCGCTTAAAGATGTATGGTACTTATCCAAATAACTCTAAGTACGTTAGAGTTGATATGGAGTCCTCTGTTGACGATGGCTCTGCAACATCCACTCTCTTACCTTTTGGATACTTTGGACCTCCAACATTCAGAAATGTATCCGCTGTTGGTTATTTGGGTTCCCAGGCAACACCACAGCGCTTAGAATTCTTGAATAGATTTATTAAAGCAGGTGATGCGATTCCTGGAACAAAGGCCATTGGCTCCACAATTGAAGGAACCTTGTTACTAAGTGGTAACTTTGCCCCTTACAATGCTCTCTCTGCATCATTCGAATTCCCGACTGATCGTCTCAGAGCGCAGTCCAGAGATGGGGTTATTAGTTCTGCTGAGGATGCATACTTTGGTTTCCAATCTTATGCAAGAGCTACCAACACAGTCTTCGATCCAAGTGTTACAGATATCCATAGATTATTATACTCAGATTTAGGAACAGCAACAAATGTTCCTGTTGACAATACATCGACAACTTATAATAACTTAGGCTCTGGTCTTAAGGGCTTCCAATACATCTTCACATTAGATGATGTAACTGGCTCCGCTGCTGATGGGTTTACCTATACTTCAGGCTCCAGAGTCGCTGGAACCAGCACTAGTGCTAACGGAACATACAAGACACTTCACGATGCCGATGTTAGACAGTGTAACGCTCCATTCTGGGGTGGTTTCGACGGTGTTGACATCCAGAAGCCAGATCCTTTCTATAATGCTGGAATCGGAACAAGTGCTACTCGCGACACATCCTATGCCTATAACACAATTGAAAGAGCAATTGATACAGTAAGTGATCCAGAGTACATTGACATGAACTTGCTCACAATGCCTGGATTAACAAACACTGCTTTAACAGAGCGTATGATTCGTAACAGTTCGGATCGTGGTGATGCCTTGGCAATTATTGACTTACCAAATGTTTATATTCCTAATCATGAGGCTTATAATACAGATAAGACAAATAGAATTGGCACAACACCTGTTCAAGCGGCCACTAACTTGAAAAACAGACAGATTGACTCCAGTTATGGTGCAACGTACTACCCATGGGTTCAGACTCGTGATGACAATGGGCAGCTTGTTTGGATTCCGCCAACAGTTGCTATGATGGGTGTTTACGCTAGTTCTGAGCGTCAGTCCGCTGTGTGGTTCGCCCCTGCTGGCTTCAACAGAGGTGGGCTCTCTCAGGGCGCTGCTGGCTTGCCAGTTATTAACGTTTCTGAAAGACTTACATCCAAGGAAAGAGATACGCTTTATGATGCGCGCATCAATCCAATTGCATCCTTCCCATCCTCCGGTATTGTTGTCTTTGGACAAAAGACACTTCAGGAGCGTCGCTCTGCACTCGATAGAATTAATGTTCGTCGCCTTGTTATCTTCCTTAAGAAGCAGATTGCAATCGCCAGCAACAATATTCTTTTCGAACAGAATGTTCAAGCAACCTGGAACAACTTTATAGCTAAAGTGGATCCTATCTTGGGTAATGTTAGAACTCAGTTTGGTATCACTGATTACAAGTTAATCCTTGATGAAACTACTACGACACCAGATCTTGTTGATCAAAACGTTCTTTATGCTAAGATTATCGTCAAACCAGCTAAGGCTATTGAGTTTATCGCCATCGACTTTGTTGTTACAAACAGTGGCGCTGGATTCGCAGACTAAAACAAAATTAGTGGGGGCGAAAACCCCCCACAAATACTATTTAAAAATAGAGTATTTTACTAGGAGAAACTTAAAATGGCATTTTGGGGCGCCGATCATGGCACAAGCACACAAATTAAAGATCCAAAAAGAAAATTTAGATTTATGGTCCAAATGACTGGTTTTGGTGATACAGCAGTAGACAATACCACCAACGGAGGCAACTCTGGCGAGATTTGGTTTGCAAAATCTGCCAATAAGCCATCTTTTACGATTAACGCGGCTGAGCACAAATATTTAAACCATACTTTCTATTATCCAGGTGCCGTTACATGGAACGAAGTCACAGTTACCATGGTTGATCCTCAAGATCCTGATGTTGCTGGAACTCTTTCTGAATTAGTAGAGAAGATGGGCTACATTGTCCCTGACAACTTAAATGACCGAAGCACAATTTCTAAGTGGTCTGCCGCTAGTAATATTGGTAAAGTCTATATTACTCAGCTTGATGCTGAAGGAAGGGAACTTGAGAAGTGGACTCTTTATAATGCCTTTATTACCGAAGTTACATATGGCGATTTAGCTTACGGAGACGATGAGTTGACCGAAATGACAGTTAAATTTAAGTATGACTGGTCCAAACTCACTGTATCGCAGAATACAACCGGTGCCAGCATCAGCAATAGCTACTTTGATTGAAATTAACATAACATAGAGGTGTATATTGAGTAGAAATAGTGAACGTCTGGGGTCGCAGAAACCACAAAATAGTGACCCCCCACAACAACTTACACAACAAGATAATTCAAATCCTTTCTCTTTTGTAGTTCCAACAGAATTTGTTGAACTGCCATCAGGTGGAAAGTATTATCCAGAAAACCACCCTTTGCACAATCAAGAGACGATTGAGATTAAGCATATGACTGCAAGAGAAGAGGATATTCTTACTTCTCGTGCTTTGCTTAAAAAAGGAATTGTGTTGGATAGATTATTAGATAGTATTATTCTTAATAAGAGAGTTAAGTCTGAACAATTGTTGGTTGGTGACAGAAACGCCATTTTGGTGGCAGCTAGAATTTCTGGCTATGGTGCAGATTACACGACAAAAGTTACTTGCCCTTCTTGTGGTGCTGTTCAAACTTATGATTTTATTTTGAACGACTTGGGTGTTTACACCGGAAGTGCTCTGTCCACAGAGCAAGCAATTGACAATGAAGATGGAACTTTTACTGCTATATTGCCTTTAACAAAACTAGAGATTGTTTTTAAGCTGTTAAAGGGTGCTGATGAGAGAAGTTTGGTAGAACAAATTGAAAAAGCAAGAAAGTCCAGAAAAGAAGTAACAACTCAGCTTAAGCAAGTTATTGTTTCAATTAACGGACATAAGATCAGAAAAGATATTAACCAAGTTATTGATAATTTGCCATCATCAGATGCGAGTTTTCTAAGAACTGCAGTAAAGTTAGCAACGCCAAACTTAGATATGACTCAAAATTTTGAGTGTAATTCTTGCGATTACGAGCAAGTAATGGAGGTGCCGCTAACGGCAGACTTTTTTTGGCCTAACCGATGAGTACATGGAATCTGTTTACGAGCAGTTCTTTTTTCTAAAGTATAGTGGGGGATGGTCTTTTTCTGAAGCTTACAATTTACCTATTGGATTGAGAACTTGGTTTGTTAAAAGATTAATTACTCAGATCGAAAAAGAGAATGAAGCAGTTGAAAAAGCATCGCAAGGTGGTGGGTCTAAAAACCAAACTCATACCTTGACTGCCGACAATCAACCACATCAGCCTAGGCACTTAAATAAATTTTCTGGTGGATAATTAAGAAGACAAGGTGTTTGCCTTGTCTTTTTGTTTTTATAACTATTTATTTAAGTTAAAGAGGGTTTTGTATGAATAGAGCAGATGCACTAATTGCAGCTATTGAAGCGGCTACAGGTACGGCGCTTTCTAGTACTGTGAAAGAGCAAATACGTGATTCATTTGTTGCTGCAGGAGCGGGACCAGACTCAGACGCGATGAAAGCGACAGCAGACGCACTTGAAAAACAATTAGCAGATCTTAAAGCTGCACAAGGGCTATTAACAGCGAACAATGATAAAAACATTGTTGGCCTTGAAATTACTAGAAAAAGAACAGATCTGGAAGAACAAGGTCTAAAATACTTAAGAAATTTATTAGTCACAAAAGGTGAAATCCTCACCGCTGACATTGCTGGAAACGCTGAACTTGCAGAGTTAAATAGATTAACTGGTGGTAATTTAGAAAAAGTAGAGGAAGAGTTAGCAAGAAGACAAGACATAAAAAATGCCACTGAAGATATTAATAAAAAGCTCAGACAAGAAAGTGTGATTTCTAGTAAGATATCATCTATTACATCTACGATATACGCCCTTGCTGAAATGCAAAAAGATACTGAAGACGAAATTATTCTTCTAAAGTATTTACAAGTAGAAGCGACAGAAATGATATCCGCTGCGATGTTAAGACTGTTCGCAATATCTAAACAAACATTTGATCAAATGGACCAATCCATAGCTCAATTTGAAAGGGCTTTCCAGTTTCCCGAAGAGTATCAAGATAGATTAGTTAGCACATATAAAGATATGGCTATTCTTGGTGTTGCTATCGGAGATGTTAGCGAGGCTCAAACATCCCTAACAAAGAACGTTTCCGACTTTACTCTTTTAAGTAGTGACACTCGTGATTCTTTAGTCGAGACCGCCACTTTAGCCAAACAACTTGGTGTTAGTTTTGATGTTTTTACCAGAGGCCTCCAAACAAATATGAAAATGTTTGGTATGACTGCGCCGGCAGCCCAAGAGTCAATGGCTGAGTTGGCAGCAACAGCAAGATTTCTTGGCTTTGAGCAAGAGGAACTTGCGGCCAAGTTTGGACAAATGGGTGGCGAGTTAGCGAAATTTGGAGACCAAGGCAATGCAACATTTAAAGAATTAGCTAGATTGTCAAGAATTACTGGTAT